TGTTGCACAGGCAGAGATGAGGGCAGTGACTACCCAACAAAAAAGTCGAAAGCGTCGGCAGGCTGCTCCCGTGTCGGCTCGAAGTGGAACTGTTGTTAGGCAAAGACGAGAGTCAATGCTTGATGCAGCCTCGCGAGCCCTCAAGGAAGCCGGTTTGAACCCCGATGGCTTCTAATTAAATAAGGGAATATCGTGGCAAATCCAACAGCTACAATTACTTGGAATAGGGTCTACTCGACTACCGCAGCGGCTGAACGCTCTACGGTGGCGATGGAGATCGTCCAGTCTAACCCCCTCCTCTGGCACATGTATCGCCAGGGCGCTGTCATCTACGAGGGAGGCACCGAATGTCGCCTTCCCGTGGTCCTTACGGAGTCTCAGAACATTGGTGCCATCAGCACCTATGAGACTTTCTCTACTACTGCGGAAGACGGTCCTACTAAGGCTCGTTACCCCAACTGGTACAAGAACCGCGCCTCGATGGTGATCGACAACACTGAGCTTGCTCAGAACCGTGGCAAGTACCAGATCGTGAACCTCCTTCAGGCAAAGCAGGCGATTGCGAAGATCAGCATGATCAACGACCTCGCTCGTCAGCTTTACGCTGATGGTGGTGCAGAGTCTGCAACCTCCGTTACCCCGAAGGAAATCAATGGCGTCCAGTCAATGCTTGATTTTGCAGCCTTTGGCACGCAGACAGGCCCGGTTGGCGGGATTGAGAAGGGTGACTTCACGGCTGCGTGGCAGAACCAGTATGGCGCAATCACTGCGTTTGGCACTGACGGTCTGGATGTCTGGGAAGAGGTCTACATGGACTGCTCTAAGCGGGGCACCCATCCTGACATCATCCTGGTAGATCCGACTGTATATCGCTTCTTCAAGCGCCTCGTTGCTCCTAACCAGGAAGAGCGGGACATTGCGATGTGGAACCAGGGCTTTGAGAACTTGCTCTTTAACGGAACCCCCGTGGTCCCCGATGAGGAACTCTCAGGCACCGGCAAGTGCTTCTTCCTGACGACAAGCGGTCGTCGCGGAGTGAACGACTTCAACTTGAAGCCGGAATACTTCGAGGTCCCCGGAAAGAACCCCTTGGTTCAGGGCAAGGGAACTGGAATCGGTATCCAGCTCGCTATCCTGTCTTCGGACGACTTCCGCCAGACTGAGTTCCTCACGCCGCCTAACAGTGATGTGATCCTCAGCCACACCTACTTCACTTCGATGCTGGTTGCTTCGTCGCTGTCCCGTCAGGGCTGCACGGAATTCGCTGGCGGCGCACCCATCTTCTAGGAGGCTGATATGTCTGGATTTATGTTTGGTGGTTCAGCTCTTACGCTGGACATTGGTGTTCGCAATCAAACCGGCGCAACGGTTCAGCTTGGAGACATCCTTCAACTTGACCTGACCGCTGCCACGGAGGACGGATTTGACGCTGTTCCGCCTGAAAGTGGCGATACGGACGTTGGGAACTATTCCATTACAGGTGCTGTGGTTGCCCCCTCTGGGCTTACCATTGGCAACGGAGATAACTGCATTATCAGGGTTATCGGGAAGGCGAAGGCTGCGGCTACTACCGGCAGCGTTTACGCGGTCGGAGAGATTTGTATCCCAACCGATGGGGCGCTCACCCTCGCCGCCTCGGCTGCTCCATCCCTTGGCACGGTGACCTCGGCAGACCTCAAGGCGAAGGCTGTTTGCCTTGAAGCTGTTGGCGGCGGCGGAGCAACTGCCGGTCAGTTGATTGATGTATGGATGAAGGGCTTCCCCCTCTAAATAACGTGTGCTAGGTGGGGGGCCTTGGCCCCCTGCCTACGCAACTAGGAGATAGAATTATGGCTGTTGCAACACACGTTAGCCGGGTAGCGAAAGACTACGCTCCCTTTGGCTATTCAATCATGGAGACAGTAACCGCAAGCAGAGATTGCGCGGCGGGCGGAACGACGGCTTTCTACGTCCCCGTCTACTACGCAGATGATGCTGATGTTTGGATTGAGTCAGCAACCCTCTGGACACAAACAGCGCTTTCCTCCGAAGTCACTAACTTCTGGACCCTGAGTCTAGTTTCAGGGACAAGCGGGGTTTCCGGAGAGGCGGCTATATCTGACCCTGTTGGAGGGGCATCAGAAGCCATCGCAATCAACGTTCTCACCGACATGAGAATTCCAGGTGATCCCAGCGTCGCAAGTGGAAGCACTATCTGGCTGAAGTGTCTGCCCAACCACGCAAGCTCGGCGGCAGAATCCTTCGGGGTAATCGTTCGCCTTCGACGTAAGGCTTAGTCTAAAACTCACTCGCTCTAGGAGGGTTGTTCGTGAACCTCTCGGAACTCAGAACAGCTCTTCAAGAGCGGCGTGAGGACTACTCAGCCTCAGACGCAAAGCTAGACCGCCGAATCAATCAGGCGTACCTGGACATCTGCTCTAGGCGTAAGTGGGGATGGCTCCGCAGGGAATACACTGCGAATACCTACGCAAGCACTACGGTCACGGGAGTGGCTCCCTCCCCGAATAACGTGTCTGTAACCAACGGGTCAAACGAAGTCGCCATTGGCGCGAACCTCATCCCCTCTCCTACGGTGCTTGGGAAGCGCGTCCTTATTGATAGCGCCTTCTACACGGCCATTGATATGTCGCTCGGCGGTGACACCATCATTCTAGACAGGCCGTTTACGGGGACGACCGAGACAGAGATTGGCGTGCTTAGGTTTGTCTACGACGAAGTAGCTCTTCCGCTGGGCACTGAGTCTGTCATTGAGTCTTCTCTCTTTACTGGCGCTACCTCGTATGCCCTGAGCCTTGAGGCTATCCAGCCAGCTACGATGTCCATGCGTGACAAGGATGTCTCTGGTCAGCCCACTGCTTGCTCTGTCATTGAGAAGAAGCCCCTCTACAGGCCGCGCACTAAGATTAGCGACATTGGGGTGGGCTTAACGGCTGGAACTGGCGGGGACGGCCTCCTGACCTCTGGGGCTACCTACACATACTGGTATAGCTTCTACGATCAGAAGTCTGGCGCTGAGTCTGCTCTTAGCGAGGGGTCGAGCGTAACCCTAAGTGTGACGAATAATCAGGTCACTCTGCCAGCGGTTACGGCTCGCACAGACTACGTTCTTCGTGTTTACAGGAGCGATGCTAATGGCTCCATCCCGTACATGCTGCAAGATAAGCGTCTGGTTCAGATTACCGGCGGTGACGCCCTTGACACAGAGTCTGACGACTACCTGGGAGCCAGAGGCCCTGACAGCTCGTCTAGCATGTACCTGACGCTCTATCCGTATCCAGACTCCACCTATCAGATTCATATGCTTCTGATGATGGAGGCGCTTAGGCTCGGTGGAGACAATGACCGTCCGATGTTTGACTCTGGGTATTCGACTGTCCTTCTCGACGGCGCTGAGATGCTGATGTTGAACGCAGAGGACGAGCAGTCTAGGGCGAATGTTGTTCAGCGCCGTTACGAGATGGGGATCCAAAGGATGGTCATGCAAGACAGGCTCAACTTCCAGCAGCACGTCTTGATTGGGAGAGGCTCTCGCAGAGTTGTAGGCAAGGGGACTTGGCTATACAGCTCTGGCTCTGGCGCTACCTTTAAGGCTTAGCCCATGTCTAAAGCCAGGGGAAAGCTACAGACTTTCGAGCCTGCAAATGTCGCAGGCTTAGACACTCGTGTATGGCAGGGCAAAGGCTCTGCTGGAGCGATTGATGGTGTTGAGTTCTCCCTGAGAGGGGAGATCGTAAAAGCCTTTGGCTACCAGAGACTCCTTGAGTGGGAGAGGGCCCCGGTAACTAAGCTCACCCTTGGCAGTCCGCGAGATCCTGGTGGGACTTCTCAGATCATCGTCCCTGGGTCGAAGGCTGAGGTTAACCCTTTTGCTGGGTTTGAGATCCTCACCCTTGGGACGTTCACATGGGGAGGAAGCACTGAGCTTGTTGTCGCCTATTGGGTTCCTCCCGGTCACTCCCCCCGAAGCTCGGTACCGGCTGAAGGCACAGATGCTTTTCGCGGGAAGGTTTTAATTGCTGTCCTTGAGACGAACAGGCTGAAGATAATCTACAGCTACTTCCTTGGGAGGACTAAGCCGAGGCCAAACAAGTACCCAAGGTTCATCGACGCTGGTCCTTATCTAGTTATAACCGTTGACGGCATGAAGCCCCGTAAGTGGGATGGCAAGCTTCTTACGATGATGGGGCTCCACGTTGTCCCTGAGCCCATCCAGGCTGCTGCAATCGTAGGCACGGGGGATGACAGAGATGCGCCAACAGACAAGCCTAGCGCGGTGGGTGACTTCTGGGAGTCTCACTCGTTTGGTCAAGACGACGCAACGGCGGCAGAGCTTCAGTATTTTCAGACCTTCTTGAACATGTATGGGCAGGAGTCGAACCTGTCTGCCGCGTCAAACAGGCTTGTCCTTAGTGACTACCTTATGGTTGACGCCAAGAAGTCGTTTAGCCCCACAAATGCATGGCAGCAGGGGGACCAGCTTCAAACGGGACAACCCAATACATCAGCTAGCAGCATGGTTGTAACGACAGAGGGTAGCTACTCGACGGACGGCTCATCAGACAACACCATTCCAACCGTTACAAGGAATGAGGCTGCTGACAACCTTCGCCTTGTAGCTTTCTTAGACTTGGGAGATCCGCCCCCTCAGGTAGACATCGTTCAGAGACTCCTTTACCGAAGCGTTGGAAGCCAAGCTCCAACGTCCCTTCCGCGTAGGCTGGGGGTAGCGTCGAACACTCACTTCGACGTAAGGAGGGTCGTTGCCTCTTCTGTCACGCCTGCGCCAGGGCCAGGAGAGAACGACCCTCCGCCTCCTGCGAGATGGGCATTTACCTTCAGAGGACGCGTTTACTACAGAGGAGAGGACTCTGTTCTTTACTACTCAAAGCTGAACTTCCCAGAGGCTGTCTCTGCAACGAACTTCATTGAGATCAACACAAACGATGGCGATACGATCACAGCATGGGGAGCTGCCCAGGACTACGCGATTGTCTTCAAGAGGAAGAGCGCCTACCTGCTTACGCATGACAAGAGCGAAGAGCCTATCATCACCCCCCTTCAGGGCACGTTCGGTGCCATCACAGACAGGGCGGTCATCAGCTTCGACAACAACACCTACTTCTTGTCAGACATTGGCTTCCACCTTTTCGACGGGTCTAGCTTTAAGAGGCTGTCTGCGATCCTTGACGAGAAGGTGAAGCAGCTACCTGTGCATACAAGGGAGGCAGCTACCGTCTTTCCTGACAGGGCCAACAACCGAATCTACATAGCGGTGAACGGGAACCCAGGAGTAGAGAACAACGAGGTCTGGGCCATTCACACAGACAACGGGGCTTTCACAGTCATAGACGGTCGCTCTGTTGTTGCTGCCGTTCCATACAAGGACGAGGTGGTTGTCGCATCTAACGAAGACCTAAACGGGAACCCCAACCTTTTCCTCTGGGGAACTGGCTACGACGTAGACGGGTCTGCCTTTACAGGAAGCTACTCCACGGAATGGCTTGAGCTTAAGAACCCCCACAGCGACAAGCGCTTCTACAAGCTCCTGATGTACTTCGTTCAGACGGGGAACATTACGATGACTGTCTCTTGGTACACAGATTGGGACG